AGACTTGTTGTTGATCAGCCAGGCTTCGCCAACAGCCACGGTAAAGTTAGCCGTCTTGGTAACCGGCGCAGACACCGTGTTGACCACTGGCGTTGTCCATGTGGGCGACCCCGTACCAGCGCTGGTCAGTATCTGACCCGCCGTACCAGCCAAGGTAAAGGCATAAGCCGTGCCCGTGCCGTAGGCCACAGCGCCAGCCGTTGGCGTAGCCGTAGCGTTTGTGCCGCCATTGGCAATAGCTAGCCTACCAGCCAGTACCACAGCGCCCGTGGTGGCCGTTGCAGGGGTCAGGCCAGTAGTGCCACCTGAAAACGACAAAACGCCCGTGTTGGCTACCGTAACAGTGCCAACCCCATTGGTGACTGAGATGCCAGCACCAAAACCAAGCGTGTTAAGGGTGTACCCTGTGCCATTGCCAATCAGCAATTGGCCGTTTGTAGGGATAGTACCTAAACCTGTGCCGCCATTGATAACCGGCGTGATGCCAAGCGCCCCACCAGTAATGTTGTAAATGTTGTAAAGCCAGCGATACCACTCACGCGAAACCGCCCCCGTGCGCTCGTCAGTAAGCGGCACGCGAGGCGGTGTGATCTGGGTATTAAGGTTAGGCATTCGTTGGGCTAAGTATCAATTCTGCGCCCACGATGGCAATTTTTACCGGATCAGTGCCAGAAAGTTCATAGACCCTATCGCGCAGCTTTAGGGTCATGCCCAGCCTACGCCAGAAAGTCCTGTGCCCATACGCGCCAATTTTGCCAATTGATGCCCAGTGTTCGTTTGAATATGTGTGACCGCCGTCATCCGACCAGCGCAACATGACTTGAGGGTTGTAGCCTGGCGCGGCAAGATAAGAGTTGGTTACCAAGTTGTAGCCGCTAATGTCTTCATCTGACAGCTCGTACTGCCCAAGCGGCTCAAAACCATCGCCTGCCTCGGTGGTCAGGGTGTCGCCTGATTGAGTAGCCAAAAACGTCTGCACGTATTCGGCTACAAGGTCTAGCCCTGACTCGGTGTCAATATTTTCACTGTCATAGGCAGGGTACAAATTTAAGCCAACGCCAGTTTCGCAGTCTAATTGCAAGCTGTGCTGCGCGGTGCGCTTGAGGTTGTTCTGGCCGGTGGGCAGCGCCCGCCATGACCGCAACCACTTTTGGATGTCGCCGTTGTCAGCGTACACATCCAAATCAAACGTGTAGATGTTGCCGTTCTCAAAGTCGCCAACAATAATGTTGCCACCAAAGTTGCACTGGCAATTGCTGCGGTGCCGCATAAATTCGCCGTTGTCAAAGCCAGCGCGTTCGTGCCAGGCTTGCGTGGCTACGTCATACACCCATGTGGCGTTGCCGCTTGGAAAGGTCAGCACGTAAAAAGCGTGGCCTTCTTGCTGGTAGGTGTAAGCAATAGCGTCCGAGATATTGCCGTATTGGGCTATGGCGTACTCTATTGCATGCGTTGAAATGCGAACACCAGTGTAGCCATTGGCGCGGTAGACGATGCCTTGCCCACGGGCGTCTGTGCCTAGCCAGAACAGGCCGTTGTCCATCTTGGCAATGGTGTACGCTGACACGCAGCCAATTTCGTTAAACGCACCTTGGATGCGCTGCAAGGGGAAGTCAGCAGCGCCAGAGTCGTACCAGACTTCCACCGAATCAGTGCCAAACACCCACAGTTCGCGGTGGTCGGCAATAAGGCCCACCACGCCGTCTGGAGAGCCTTCAGCGCTTGCAAAGTCCAGCGGGTCAACGGATGTGCCATCCAGCAGTTGCGTCACCCAGATGATCTGGCTGTTGGGCTGGTTGAAGACAAAATAGCCGTCAAGGTAGGCCACTGTCACCGCACCGGCAAAGTCGGGGTCGGTGATCTGGGCAAATACGTTGGTGACTTCGTTGTAGATGTAACTTGGCCCATTGGCCGCAATAAACAATTGCGTGCCGTTATCTGCAATGGACACGGGGCCGGTGCCAGCCACGGCGCCCAGCAATGTGGGCGTTGCGTTTAAGCCGGTCAGCTTATAGAACCCATTGCCAGAGACAACAAAAAAATCGCTGCCGTTAGTCTGATGCGCCCACAGGCCTCGAATTGGGCCGGTGCCTACAGTCTGAAGAAAGTTTAAACCCGGAGCGCGGTTAAGAAACGCCGCCTCTTTGCCGCCTTCTGGAATGACTTCTGGGAACAGATTGACCATGCGGTTATCCGCAGCGTTGATACTGCGGGCAACATAGGCTGATCCAAGAATCGGTGTTTTCATTAAGCGACTGCCGCGCCGCGCAATCCAACGACCCACCAGTCAGTACCAGCAAACTGGAGAGTCACCGAATCGCCAATAGCATTAAATGTGATTGTGGTTGCACTGCCAAGATTGGTCGGAGTCAAAACACCCGTATCGCCACCAGCGGCTTCTGCAACATAAATAACTGTCTTGATCTGTCCTTGAGCACCATCTGCAAGCGTCAGTGCATTACCCGCAGCGGTTGACGTAAACGCGGTGGCAAGGCTGGTGATATTTACTGCGCCGGGGCCACTCAATGCCTGCACTGCACCGGATGCACCAGTGCCGCCATTTGCAACTGGTAAAGCACCAGTCACGCCAGTCGTAAGCGGCAACCCAGTGCATGAGGTAAGCACTCCAGAGGTCGGCGTACCAAGAATTGGTGTCACCAATGTCGGCGTGTTGGCAAATACATTTGCGCCCGTGCCTGTCTCATCTGTGAGTGCTGCCGCCAAGTTTGCGCTTGATGGGGTTGTCAAGAATGTCGCCACATTTGCAGCCAAACCAGAAACGCCAGTCGCAACAGGCAAGCCTGTGCAGTTGGTCAAAACACCGCTTGCTGGCGTGCCAAGCGCGGGCGCTACCATTGTTGCGCCGGTAAACAGCAGCGCGTTAGTAAGCTGTTTTGTCGTGCCCCCTTGCACGATTGGCAAAACGTCAGTTGTTGCCGCAGCAGTAGCGGATGGGAGGGCTGTGATTGCAATGGTTGCCATGTTAGTAATTCCCTGCGTAAATGTTAAAGCGTTGACGAGTGGCGACAATGGCGTAAGGCATAGACATCACGTCATCTGGATTGTTGATGCGCTTCAAGTTGCGCTTGCTAGTCATGGCAATGCGCTGCACTTGAGGGCTTGGCTCAACGCCAAACTCAGGCGCAATCTCCATCGCCAAGTTGTAGGTGAACGCCCGCAAATAGCCTGGTGGGAAGAACAAGTCAGTCGCCAAGGTGGCGGGGTTGCTCAGTTCTTGCACCGAGACAAAGTGCCATTCCAAGTCGCGTGTGGGGCGTGGGTAGATAGACATCGTAACGTCTGGGTAAGTCATGTTTACAAAAATGACTTGCGGATACGTTGACGTTACGGTTTTAACGGCGATGCCGTTGTACTGTTGCTGGTTGATGAACTTGATGCCAAACGACACGTTTGTGCCAGGGTCACGAAAGTACGTTGCCTCGTCCAGCAACACGGGGCGCAGGCCAATAAAGTTACCCGAAGGGCCAAGTGTGCGGATGTACTCGCCAGCAGGCCAAGTAAAGGTTTGATCTTGTGTGCAAAATACAGACAGGCGCTCAGTATTCCATGAGTCGATCATCTGATTCATCGCCATCAGGCTGTCTTGCGACACTGATGCAGAGGTTGTTTCACCTTCGGCCAACACGCCGATCAAACGAAGTGCCCGATTGATTTGATCGCCAGCAGTGTAAACGGCCATCTCAGACTCCTTCGGCTACAGCCTTGCGTGTGTATTTGCGCTTAACTTCTAGCGCGTTGACTGCTTCTTCAGGTTCTGAAGGCATGTCTGGATTGTAGCGCGTCCAGCCGTGTGTTTCATCGTAAACGGCTTCAAGTTCCATAGTGGCAACTTTGCGTCCGTGAACAGGGTGTTGGAGATAAATGTTCATAAGAAAACGGGGGCCGAAGCCCCCATTTGGTTAGGATGCTACCAATGGAACAGAGTACCACTGGGTAGTGGAAGATGCCACCAACAACGAACTAGTAAGGTTTGTAATGCTATACGCACCGTTAGCCGCAACTGCATTAATTGCCCCGCCAGTGGCGGGATAAATATTCAGCGCTCCGGCAGCGGTGTTTTTAACAATAATTACCATACCAGCTACTGCGGTAGGCAAAATCACGCCTTTAGTACCATCTGCCGCCGAAACGACATTGATACCCTCAGCTAGTGCAGCAGCATTGCCTTGAGTACTGCCCGCCGCCGCAACAGCAGCAACAGGAAGACGAATGGCGCCGGTTGAAGTGCCAGCTATGGTTGTAGCAGCTATGGTTGTAGCAGTTATGGTCGTAGCGGTCACCGCTTGCAACGCTGACGCGCCGGTAACGGTTACGCTATCAAATTCAGGGTCGCTATACGCAACGCCTACAGCTTTAGTATTTGGCATGATGTTCCTTTAAGAAGATGGGGCCGAAGCCCCATCAGATTTAGGCAATGCGGTATGCAGTCCAAGTGCCATCGCCGGTTTTACGAGCGAGGAACCGGCCTGAAGTGCTTTCCAGCACGACAGGGTTGCCAACGATTGTCCAGCCAGTACCAACAGCCAAAGTGACTTGGAAAGAAGCGTCAACCACCACAATAACAAACTCAAAAGCAGCGTTTACTTTTGCCGCCGCCGTGATGTCAGCTTCTACCAATGCCACGGTGGGCAGTGTGGCGGTAATGTCAGCAGCAGAATCGCTGGTAAACAGACCGTTTGACAGTTGGGCAGCGGTCAAAGTTACGTCAACAGTCAGGGCCGTAGGAGCGCCTTGAACCGACAGAACAGCTTCACCGATATTGCCGTCACCAAGCTGGTAGCCACCAGCGCCATTAGGGAGTGCCATGATAATTTCCTTAAAAAAGATTTAAAAAACGCCCCCGAAGGGGCATTAGGTTTAGCCCCAGATGCGGCAAGCCATTTGTGGACGGATGGTGCTGAAGCCGTACAGAACGTCAATACGGCAAGGCATACGGTCGTTGTTGATGTCGTACTGACGAACAACGCGCAGGCTGATACCGTTGTGAACGGCACGCGCAGCCATGTCAACGCCTTGTGGCAGCAACAGGTCAGCAGTGGCGAACGTGATGGCATCCTTGTGGTAAACCAAGTTCTGAGCGTACTGAGTAGAAGCAGAGCCTACAAAGGTTACGACACCGCCAGTTGCAGGCAATGCGCTCATAGTAGCCAAAGCGTGGCTAGCAGAGTACATAGCAGCCACGGTCACAGTCCAAGTACCACCCACGGCAGTAGAGTCAGTCAACGCAACAAATTGGAACAGAGAACCAGTTGACTCACGGGTCTGTGGGTTAACAGCATTGCAACCACTGATTGTGAACACATCACCAGCTTTAATCGTGGTGACTACAGAGCCTTGCTCCAACAGAATAGTTTCTGAACCTTCGGAAGTAACGCCGGGGGTCTTGACCAGTGTGGAAGCACTTGCGCTACGTGAGCCAGTG